TTTTCCTCAAGCACCCTAAGCTCTACGCTAAAAAACTGCTCCCCCACCGACAGTATCTCTGCCTTGTAAAGTTATGGACTCAGGAATCTCATTGGAATCCTAAGGCCCTTAACAAATCATCAGGGGCTTATGGGATCGCTCAATTCCTTCCGACTACTTGGGGAAATTACAACCTCAAAAAGACATCCAACTCAATGAAGCAGGTAGAGTACGGGCTTCATTACATTACTAAACGCTATGTGACGAGTTGTAACGCATGGAAGCACGAGATCAGATATGGCTGGTATTAAGTGGATCAAAAGATCGTCGCGCTTGTAGAGGCAAGGGCAGGGCATTACTGCGAAACCTGCGGCAACCCCGCCCTTGAATCTATGGCACTGCACCATCGGAAGTTAAAATCTAGGGGCGGCAAAGACTCCGTATCTAACTTAATCCGGATTCATCACGAGTGCCATAATCTCGACACCGATTCAATTCACAAAAACCCTTCGATTGCTACTGACAAGGGTTGGATGGTGAGCAGTTGGGCTGATCCGGAAACAGAGCCATTTCTTCAGCCCGACGGAAACTGGGTAATCTTGAAAGATGACGGGAGCATGGAATCGGTGTAATGTAAGCAATCCAATAAGAAAGGCGCATAAATGAATCAAGTAATAATCGAAGGCAATCTAGGCTCTGATCCTGAACTCAAAGTATTTGGCGATGAAACTCTCGCCACATTCTCACTAGCTCACACCCCGCGCAAGAAGGTCAATAACCAATGGCAAGACGGGGACACAATTTGGTTTCGCGTAACATTCTGGAACTCTAAGGCTGACAATGTTCTTGACACCTTACGCAAAGGCGAGAAAGTTATGGTCGCGGGTAAGTTGGCTCAATCTAAATTCACGGGTAAAGATGGGGTCGAAAAGACTTCCCTTGAAATTGCCGGAACCAACTTCTACCTAGTTGCGCGTGGTAAAGGCTCATCAACAGCCGCGCCGACAGATTTCTTTGCTTCAGTACCTACTGAGGATGCGCCAGGATGGTAGAGGAACTCTGGACTTCCAAGCAGGTAATCGAACATCTAGGAATCACAATTAACAACTTGCGCCAATTACAGTTTAGAAAAACAATCGCATGGGCTAAGAAAGAAGGAAAGTCGGTTTTCTATCGGGCTGAGGAGATTAGAGCCTACAAAGAAAAGCGCGAACACAAGACTGTAAAATGAACACCATGATTATCCAGAGAGATGTTGTCACCCTTGCTGACATAGATGAAGCAATCGCACATCTCTCTGAGATGATGAAGGACAGATACGGAAACCGCTTAACCCATCAACGCAAAGCATTTCTTATGAGCGAGCTAGATTCACTTCTCGATGCAAGGCTGGAGGCAATCAATGAACTTGGAAACGGTGACAATCGAGAGTCTAAAACTCGACCCGAATAACGCACGAAAGCACTCAAAGCGTAATCTTGATGCTATTAAGGCAAGCCTCGAAAAGTTTGGGCAACGCAAGCCGATAGTCGTTCATAACGGCGTAGTTATTGCAGGAAACGGAACACTCGAAGCGCCGAACACCCGACGATGAAACCAATCTCATTAGTGACCCGCCTAGTAAGGAATTCAGCAACGCGCGACCAGATTATCTTAGACCCGTTTGCCGGAGCCGGCTCAACCCTAATAGCGGCAGAAACGCTAGGACTCATCGGTGCGATGGTGGAATTAGACCCAAAATATTGCGATGTAATCATTCAGCGATGGGAGAACCTCACAGGCGAGAAAGCAGAACCGGTGGTAATACCGTAATGAATAAAAACGCTCCCGATGTAATCTCAATCGACCTGGCACTCTTCGAAAAAGAGCGTCTGGTGGTTCAGTACCGTCAGGGCGGAGCAACCTTCGAGCAGATTGCAATGAAACTTGGCTACGCAGACCATTCCGGAGCAAGGCAAGCGTTCAAGCGAGCGATGGAGCGTATGCGAGATGATGCTCTTAACGCCGAGATGCGTGAGTTGCATAGACAAAGACTTGAAGTAGCTCTAACTGCTATCTGGCCTGATGTAGTCAAGGGCGACCTCGAAGCCATTAAGGTTATGCTCAAGATACTAGAGCGCGATGCAAAACTCTATGGCATAGATGCGCCAGTAAAAACCGAGATGGAGGTGACTACTTATGACGGCAACCTTCTACGACAGAGAACACGCGAAATTGTCGAGGCTATACGAGAAATTAGAGAATCGCCGGATAGCGTGGGAGAACGATTTGGCGAGGCCGGAGCAGTTACCGAATAGCGATGAGAACTGGTCTATTTATCTTTATTTGGCGGGGCGTGGTGCTGGCAAAACTAGAACGGCGGCTGAATGGCTGGCGTGGGAAGCGACAACTCAAAACAACACGCGTTGGGCAATCGTGGCTCCTACCTTCGGGGATGTCCGCGATGTATGCGCTGAGGGTGAGTCTGGAATTATCAACATCCTTAGAGATTACGGATCGTTGGCAGATTACAACAGGTCGCAGGGAGCCATCACTCTAACTAACGGCTCAAAAATAAAACTCTTTTCAGCCGATGAGCCTGACCGACTTCGTGGCCCACAGCATCATGGGGCTTGGTGTGACGAATTAGCCGCGTGGAGATACCCCGACACTTGGGATCAACTTCAGTTTGGTATGCGCTTAGGAAGCCATCCTCGAACTGTTATTACCACAACCCCTAGACCCGTATCACTTATTAGAAACCTAGTGAACCGCACAGATGGAAGCGTGAAAGTTGTCCGAGGCTCGACTTTTGATAACGCGCAAAACCTAGCCCCTCAAGCACTCTTAGAATTACAGGCACGATACGCCGGAACCCGCATGGGCAGACAAGAGCTATACGGGGAGTTATTAACAGAATCAGATTCAGCCCTATGGACTCGCGCCTTAATTGAGCAAGCCCGTATCAAGCCAGAAGATGCCCCGCCGTATTTCAGAGTCGTTGTAGCGATTGACCCTGCCGTAACTAGCGGTGAATCAAGTGATGAAACGGGAATCGTTGTCGCCGGTGCCACCCCTGACGGGCATTACTACATCATTGAAGATGCCTCAATGAGAGGAACGCCTGAGAAATGGGCGCAAAGAGCAGTTGAGATGTATCGGAAGTGGAAATGTGATCGGATTATTGGCGAAGCAAACAACGGTGGAGATATGATCGAGGCGTTACTTAGGCAAGTAGATAGTTCAATACCTTACAGAAAAGTTAATGCTTCTCGGGGTAAGAGAGTCCGCGCTGAACCTATCTCTGCGCTCTCCGAACAGTTACGCCTTCATATGGTGGGGTCTAATTTCTCGCTGTTGGAAGATCAACTTGTTACATGGGAACCAGACTCGGATTCTTCACCTGACCGAATGGATGCGATGGTGTGGGCGGTCTCGGATTTGATGGCCGGGTCTAATGCGTTGAGAGCGTTGGCGGCTATGGCTGACTTCTGCCCATCGTGCAGATTGCCATTGGTAAGGGGAACCAGAGTATGCCCACGATGTAATACCGCTATAATTCCAAAATAAAGTTAAGGGGTAAGCATGGGCGCATATAATCCATCGGTAAATCAGGGAATCGATTTAATCTTTACTACGACAAACACAGATGCCAACGGAACTGCCATCAACATTACTGGGTTCACGATTCGCATGGCTATCAGTAATCAAGTCACCGGAGCAGTCGTACTGACTCTAACTAATGGATCAGGAATCACCCTCACTAGTCCGACTACTGGGCTCGCTACTTATCAGATCACCGGAACACAGACAGCCGCAATTCCTGTCGGAACTTATTACTACGGAATTAAAGCAACTTCATCCGGCGGTATTAATTACGACTGGGCAGATGGAACGATTACGATTGCTACGGCTCGCGTATGACCGTAGACAACATCACGGTTACCACCACCGTACAAAATGTAACTGTCACTAATCAGCAACCTTCGATTACTGTCTCATCCGTTGGATCGCAAGGACCAACTGGACCAGCAGGGCTCGTTCCTGTATTTACTCGACAAAACGATATAAGCGTAGTCACAGGTAAAGCTCGTTTCTATTTTGACTCTACGCGCATTATTTCTCAAGTGAGAGCTAGTTTGGGTACTCCAGCGACAGGTTCAGCTGCAGTAATAGATACCCTGATCAATGGCACTTCAATCGGCACGACTTCAATCCCAGATGGGTCTAACACAGCTACTATCTCAATCAGCAAAACAGTGAACGCAGGCGATTACGCTACAATTTCCATACTGAGCGTGGGATCAACTTACTCAGGTGGAGACCTAACAGTTACCCTCACGATTAACTAAGGAGCGCAGTAATGGCAAGAATCTCGACTACAGAAGCTAACCAGGCTTTAGCGACTACTGGCTGGGGCTATGTCAGCCTTCACACTGCCGATCCTTCAACTACAGGTGCTAACGAAGTCACAGGCGGTACTTACGCTCGTGTTGCCGTTACCTGGAACGCAGCTTCTGGTGGCTCAGTAACTAACTCTTCAGCTCTTTCAATTAACCTTCCTGCCTCTACTACTGCTTCATACTTTGGCGTATGGTCAGCTTCAACGGCTGGCTCTTACTATATTGGTGGAGCGCTTTCACCTAGCGTTACAACTGGTAGCTCAGCGGGTGTCGTAACAATCGCAGCGAGCGCAATTACCGTCTCAGCTTCGTAATCTAAGGGGTCGTTATGACAACTTCTTATCCTGGAGCTATTGACTCTTTTACGAATCCGACAGCTACAGACACTTTAGACTCAGCGACCGTACCTCACGCTGCTCAACATGATAACCTCAATGACGCGGTACTAGCGATCGAGACTGCTTTAGGTGCAAATCTAATAAACATCATAAGCGGTCAAGGTATCCTGGCTAGCCAGGTATTCGGATAGGATAAACCAATGGCAACTTTCAGCAAAGTAGCATTATCAGGCGCGACTACAGGCGTACCGATCGCTGTAGCTGCAACTTCTTCAACAGGTACAACCATCCATGCCACAGGTACATCTGCTATTGACGAAGTATGGCTCTATGCCACTAACACTTCATCGGCTGCGGTTGTCCTTACTATCCAGTTTGGCGGTACTGCTACAGTCAATCAGATTCAGCAGACTATCCCTGCTAACTCAGGGCTAACCCTTATTATCCCTGGACTTATTCTTGCGCCATCAGGCTCAACGATTACTGTCTATGCCTATGCTGGAACAGCCTCGGTGGTAAACATCTCAGGCTATGTCAACAGAGTCGCATAATGGCAGAGGGCTTCAAGCGCGGTGAGGCTGGCTCTCAGGTAAATAGTTGGATGCCAGCATCTAACACAGTTACGCCAAATGGCTTTACTTCTTCAATCATTCCTTACGGATTACAACTTCGCCAGACAATCAACGCTGGCACAACCTCAGTCACAATCCCTGCTGGTATCACTTGGGTCTATGCAATATGTGTAGGCGCTGGCGGTAGCAGTCTTTCCGCTGGTGCTTCAGGTGGTGGCGCAGGTGGTATCGCGTGGGGTTGGACTCCTGCTAACTCAACTTGCATTGTTGGTACTGGCGTAGCAGGCAGCAAAGGTGGATACACACGATATGGACACATCATCGCTGGCGGCGGGGGCACTCCATATTCCGCTGGTGATTTAGGTGGTGGCGCTGGTGGCGGTTATCTAAGTGGCGCTGGCGGTAGCGGATACACAAATTACTTTGGTGTGCCTGCTGGTTCAGGTAGCACTGCTCCTGCCGTTGCTGGTCTTGGTTCAGGTGGAGGCGGTGGCGGTGGAACCAACACTGCTGGAGCCAATGGTGGTGCTGGAGGTAATGGCATCTCAGGCGGTGGTGGTGGTGGTGCAAACGGCTCAGGGTCGTCTGCTCAAACAGGCGGTGCAGGCGGTTCAGGAATAATCGGTGGTGGCGGTGGCGGTGTTACCACAACAACAGGCACTCGCACAGGTGGCATTGGCGGCTCAGGAATAAATATCCTCACAGGCGCATTTTTATCAGGCGGCGCGGCTTCAACTGGCACAAATACAAACGGCGCAGGTGGTGGTGGCGCTGGTGTTGCCGCCGTTGGCGCTGATGCTTCAGGAACAACAGCAGGCGCTGGCGGTCTTGGTGGTGGCGGTGGCGGTGGTGCGGGCAGTAACGCCAAAGGTGGCGATGGAATCCTTTACCTTTTCTATTAGGAGCAGACAATGACAGTATCTATCTATAACAATTCGTCTTTTACTGATACTCCTTACGGGTTGAAACTTCAGCAAACCTTTTCTAGTGCTGGAACATTCTCTGTCACTATTCCTTCTGGAATTCTGCGTGTGTATGCAGTCGTCATCGGTGGTGGTGGGGCAGGTTCTACTCAAACTACAGGCGGTGGTGGAGGAGGCGGTGCTGGCGGTTATTCTGCTGGCTGGACTTATGTTTCAACTTCCGTAACTGTCGGAGCAGGCGGAACTGGAACTGCAACTGCGGCTGCTGGTAACAACGGTTCTCCTTCGCAATATGGAATGGTATTTGCTGGTGGCGGTTCAGGCGCTCTCAACTCAACAGTTGGTGGCGCAGGTGGCGGTGCGACAACTCCTACTGGCTCAACCTCCACTGTTTCCTACACAGGCGCACCTGCTGTTGCTGCAAATGCGGTTGGATATGCCGCAGGCGGTGGCTCTACTGCTGCTGGTGGTTTTGGAATTTCATCAGGTGGCGGTGCGGGAATCGCAACTGCGACGGGAGCGCAGACTGCCTTCGCTGGCGGTCGTGGACTTATTTGTGGTGGTGGTGGAGCAGCAGGAACTACTGGTGTTGGCACAGGTGGTGCTGGTGGAACTGGCGACTTATACGCAGGAGGAACTGGCTCAACTGGAACAGGAACATCTTTTGGCGGTGGCGGTGGCGGTGCAGGATTTACTGGCGCAGGCGCAAACGCCTCTGCAAACAATGGCGGCAATGGCGGTACAGGTGGTGGTGGGGGCGGTGCTGCTTCAACTCTTGGTACTGCTGGCTCAGGCGGTAACGGCGTAGTCTTTCTTTATTACTAGGAGCGATGATGACAACACGATATGAATATCTCTCAACCTGCTGCAATATGAGTTATATGGAAACTCGCAACGAGTCAGATCCCCAGGTATTTACAACCTGCGTTCAATGCGGTCAGGGCGAATACGAGCTAGTCAATGAGGTTAAACTAGACGACTTAGCTCAACAGTAAAGAGAAGCGTTAATGGCCAGATATAACGAGAGTATTGCTTACAACGCTGCAGGCGTTGTCTATAACGCTGGCGGTCAAACAGCTTCAGGGTCGATCTCAATTACTGGATTGGCAACAGCGTCACTTTCGTATGCCGTAACAGCTACAGGGGCAATTTCTATATCAAGTGGGTCGGTAGCAGACTCACTTATTTTCGTGACAACGGCTACAGGCTCAATCAGCTTAACTGCAAGTAGCTCAGATACTTTGACTTTCCCTGAAACGGCTACAGGCTCAATTTCTGTATCCAGTGCGTCAATAGCTTCAGTTTTAACTTTCCCTGAGACAGCTACAGGCTCAATTTCAATCACAGGCGCAGGATCAGACTCGCTTTCTTATCCAGTATCTGCAACTGGCGCTATCAGTATTTCGGGATCAGCAAGCGAATCGCTCTCCTTCATTACAACTTCAACAGGGCAGATAACTCTTACAGGATCAGCCTCGGTAGCGCTCAAGTTCGCCACTACAGGATCTGGCTCAATTACCCTGGCTGCGTCTAATAATGCAGACGAGGTTGATTACCCTGTAACGGCGTCAGCTTCTCTCACTTTATCTGCGATCGCGTTACTTAATCTCAGTACTACAGGATCTGGCTCGGTTACTTTATCGGCAAGCGGTACTCAAAGCCTAAGCTATAAAGTTTCTAGCGCTGGAGCTCTTACGCTGACAGCAAGCGGTACTCAAAACCTTCAATACGCAGTAACGGCTACAGCACTCCTGGGGCTTATTGCTACTGGAGTGATAGGAAAGCCTACTTATTCTGCAACAGCTAGCGGTGGACTTAACCTCAATGGCTCAGCTACTCCTGTCTTGAAATACAGCTCGACAGCTAGTGGCTCTATTGCTCTTGTCGGTACAGGTGCAGCTAGTGTCTATGCAGTCGGTTTCGTGGGCTGGGGTATATCAGTCTAAATCGGCTATTATTACACCTAGCCTGTAATACAAGGGGCATTTAAGGAGCATCACTTGGGAATCTTTGACCGCTTAGCAAAAGCAATCGTAGAAGCACAGATAGAGAAGGCTCCGAGTAATCTCCCTGCCGGTGCAGTCGTAATGTCTGAACAACAGATGAGAGATGCTAACCAGCAAAACACCTACGGGCAGCAAACCCCACTTACTCGTAATCCACTTATGGCTGGCGTTCCCTTTGGCCCTGGACTTCCGATTCAGCCTGGCGCAATCAATCCACTTCGCCCAGATGGTCGCTCCGATCCTCGCCGTTACGAATATCAAGTCGCGCAAAACATTAACATCGGAACAGAGCAGAAACTTGTTCAGTTCAAAACCCTTCGTGGAGCCGCAGAACAGATTGACATTGTTCGCCGTTGTATCGAAGTATTGAAGGCAAAGATTTCAGGGCTTGATTGGGACATCGTTATCGCTCAAGATGCTTCAGAAAAGATTATCTCTGAGATAGGTGGCGACCATGTTCGCGCCATGGCTCAGGCTCGCACTAAGTTTTCGGATGAGATTTATCGCATTCGTACTTTCTGGGAAAACCCAGACCGCCAAAACGGATTAACCTTTGTGGACTGGATGATGATGTCCCTAGAGGAAATCCTTGTCCTAGATGCTTGGGCTATTTGGCCTCAGAGAACAGTTGGCAACGATTTATACGGCTTTCAAATCTTAGATGGCTCAACTATCAAGCCTCTCTTAGATGATCGCGGTATGCGCCCAATGTCCCCGCAGGTTGCCTTCCAACAGATTCTCTACGGCTTCCCTCGCTCTGAGTTTTCAGTAAACTCTGACGATCCAAATGCCGATGGCGAGTTCACCTCAGATGACCTTTCTTACTTCATCCGCAACCGCAGAGCTAACTCCGTTTATGGCTCATCGCCAGTAGAGCGTTGCCTACCTCTTGCTGATTTGTATTTGCGCCGCCAGCAATGGTTACGCGCTGAATACACCGATGGCGTAACCCCTGAGATGATGCTTACCTCAGATGCCGATTTTGGTAATGACCCACTTGTAATGAAGCAGTACGAAAACATTATTAACGACAACCTCGCTGGACAGACCGAACAACGCAAACGCGCTCTTATCTTGCCATCGGGTCTAAAGCCTCAGTTCTACGAAGGCTATGGAGAGAAGTTTAAGTCAGCCCTAGATGAATACCTCATCACCTCAATCACGGGTCACTTTGGCGTTCTGCCAACTGAAATTGGGTTCAGTCAAAAAGGTGGACTCGGTGCATCCGGTCATCAAGCGGGAGAAGCCGAAGCCGCGCAAAACATCGGTGTCGCGCCTCTTGCAAGCTGGATTTCTAAGATGCTCACTAACATCTCTTATACCTATTTAGGTATGCCACGCGAGTTAGAGTTTAAGTTCATGATTTCTGAAATCCGCGACAACGAAGATGCCGCTAAAAAGTCAGACCTAGAATTACGCGGTGGCACTAAGACAATTAACGAACGCCGTTCAGAGCTAGGACTTCCCCTCTTAGATACTCCAGCCGCAGACCAGCCAATCCTTGTCGCTGGTAATAGCGTCCTCCTCTTTAGCCCAGAGGGAATCGTAAACGCTGCCGCGCCTACTCCTGGCGTTGAAAATGTTTCGGATGATCTTGATCCAATGGCACCGACAAAGCCAAATCCTGACGATGGAACCAAGCCAGATGAAAAGACTAACCCAGTAGAGAAGCCCGACTTTGAGAAGGCTGGAGTTCCATCTATTGCTGAAGCCGATATTGCTCTCAGTCGCTTAAATGTTTTACCTAACCCCGCTGGAGATGCTGTTGAAGGCGATATTGACCCAGAGGATTTTGTTGAGTCGCCTTGGACAGCCGTTCCTCAGTTAGTTATTGACCCCGCTGTTTGGCAGAAGGCCGAGTTGAAGTTAGTCGATGTCGCCACCCTTCAGGGGACAGATACAGTCCTAAGCCGTGAAAAGGTAGCCGACAGAATCAAGACAATGGGGCAATCACTCAAGCCTTATCGCAATTTCCCTCTCGTTTATGACGATGGAGAAAAGCAAACAATCATTGACGGACATCACCGCCTCTTTGCCATGTGGCTCTTAGGTATGGATCAAGTTCCGGTCTGGCTAGGAACACCCGACATGGCAAAAGAATCAAGCCTAGAGGTCAAAGCCTTTATGAAATGGGCTAGTAAGGGAAAACGCGCTCGCCAATTTGAGTTCAAAGCCCTAGACCCAATCGTGGGAGATGCGCTAAATCGTTGTTACTTTGATGGCGATACCGACACCATGAAATCTTTGGCTAAGGCTTATCTGACATGACTCTAGGAGTTCATCAAGTCGATGGACAAATAGCCTCAAGGTCGGCAGTAAAGATAAGAGCCGCGCTGAAACGAAGTACTGATGGCGGTCAGGTTGTCAAAGATTACCTACTGACCCACCCAACTGTTTCAGAGTTCATCTCGCAAGACCGCGCAAGGGCTAGGGCGTGGGCGATGCACAATGTCAGCCTAGACTTCACCGCTTTGGAGTCAGCCCTGCGCCAGCATTACGCCGAGATGTATGTGACGGGGATTGTTTCTACTTATGAAGCGTTCGGTAAAGCACAGCGATCCAAAAAGGCAACAAAAGCCCCACCGCATAACTGGAACCCTGGCGACTTCGCATTACAGGCACTTGAACACGCTTTTAATTGGGACACATGGAAGCCTGGCAACTCTGCCGCTGAAGCATTACTCAGACCTCCTGGTGGATTAGAGAAATTGCTTGGCGACATAAAGATTAAGTCCCTAGACATGAAGAAAAGCAGTTACGACTTACTCGGCAATCAGTTAGCAGATGGCTTTGCCGTAGGCGCAAGCCCTACAAGGTTGGCTTCAATGATTGAGGACTCGCTTTCCACCCCTGAGCGTTCTTTAATGATTGCTCTTACCGAAGGTTCAAGAGCCGCTAATCAGGCAAGCGCAGACTCTTATGCCGCGTTAGGTGTTGAGCAAATCGAGTGGGTAGCCGTTGATCCTTGCGATGAGTGCGACATTGACGGGGAAGTAGTTGATGTGGATGCGGAGTTCTCTAATGGTTACTCATCTGACGAGTTACCCGTTCACCCAAACTGTCGATGCGGAACAATGCCAACTCCAGTTGATTACGAAAACTTTGACTACTCAGCCGCACTTGACAATGCTCTAAACGCAACAGATTAGCAAAACCGATACAATTTAACGATAATCCGAAAGAAGGAAATCAATGGCTCTTATTCACGCAAATGTAACCGTAGGCACAAGCCCAACCGCGTTAGTGACTATTCCTAATGGCGTTGGCTATGTAGCGGTGTCTATTCAAAACCGCGATACTGCCGCGATTTATGTAGGCGACGCAAGTACAACTGCCGCTTCAGGTGTTGATGGTGGACACTTAATTGCCGCTACTTCAGGAACTTTGCAAGTATGGATGCACGGCAACGAAACTATTTATGCAGTATCCGCCGCCGGAACTACCACCGGTGCGGTATCAGTTATCTATTCAGCATAAGGAGCACTAATGGATTTTGCTAATTCGTATGCCGCAATCGTAAAACAAGAAAAGCAAGAGGATGGCTCACTTCTCGTTTACGGCAAAGCGACAGATGATTCACTAGATATTGACCAGCAAATCTGCGATGACACTTGGCTCTCATCGGCAATGCCTGAGTGGTTTAAGTCCGGTGGAAACATCCGTGAGCAACACTCTTCAATCGCTGCTGGTGTAGCTAAGGAATACGAAGCAAAGAGCGATGGACATTACATCTCAGTTCTCGTTGTTGATCCAATCTCAGTCAAGAAGGTTGAGTCTGGAGTCCTCAAAGGTTTCTCAATCGGTATCAAAGCCCCAAGAGTTGTACGCGACCAGAAAGCCGCTAACGGCAGAATAATTGATGGTCAAATTGTCGAGGTTTCCCTCGTAGATCGCCCTGCTAACCCGAACGCCAAACTCATGCTCGCTAAGTCAGTCGAGGGCGAAACCTCACTCGTCAAAGTCGAGGAATACACCGAAAAGGATAAATCTATGCTCGCTGAAGTAATTAAAGAAATCGCCGCCGATTCCACCAAGTTTGACCAAGCCTCTTATGATGCGGCTCGCAAAGGTATCGCCCAACTCATTATCTCTGAAGCCTCAGAGGTGCGAGATATGGACTCAGACGAGCGCGATGACATCGACACCCTTCTCTCAGCTCTAAAACACCTTTTCAACTTCCGCGATGGCGAATTAGATGAGGATTCAGATGCCGCGCTTTCAACAGATGGCGCACTTCTCAATCTCTCAGCAACTCCAGACCACGCTAAGTGCCTAGAGTGCGGATGTGGCGATGTTGCTAACGCTCATGGAAAGACTCAAGTAGTTATCCCTGGACAACAACCAACCCATGAGGTCGCCAATGTTTCAACAGCGGCAATCATCACTCCAGAACAAGGCGCAGGAAGCCTAAAGTCTGCCGAAGGTGAAGAAGCCCCTAAGACAGATGAAGTACCTGCCGAAGAAATCAAGGCAGATGAGGTAGTTGAGGCTACTGAAACCCCAGAGATTCTTGATGAGAAGTCGGTAACGGCTATCATCGAGAAAGCAGTAAAGAGTGCTACCGATAGTGTCAAGGCTGAGATCGCAGAACTTCAAGCAGCAACTAAGGCTGCTGAGGAGAAGGCGGTGGCTCTTGAATCGGAACTCGTAATTGCGAAGTCAGCAGTAGCACCAACAGGCCCTAAGCGGACTGGTCGTGTTGCCGTAACTGACACAAACGAACTCCTAATCAAAGCCGCTGAATATCGCCTCAAGGCGGCAGCGACCACAGACCCTATCCTCGCAAAAGGTTACAAGGCATTAGAGAAGGAATATCTCTCTAAGTCTGGTACACCTTCAGAGGAATAACCCGAAAGGAAATAAATTGGCACTTCAAGCACCTAAAGCTAGTGACCTCTTTGGTGATGATGTTTCACCTAAGAAGGCCGCCAAGCTCATGGATGAGTTTCAGGGCGAACTAAATAAGTCCTTTGCTCTCCCAAATTCAAGCGGATTGACACCTGCAACTGATACAACTGCTGCTCTTGAACAACTCGCAGCAACTAAGTCACTTGCTCCAGATGCTCTTGCTGGACTGAACAACGCTATTGCGGCTCAACGCCTCGCAATGCAGGATGTTCAAAAGGACATCACTCTCACATCCCCACTCTCAACTTCTTTCGCAGCCTTCGACCTCGAAGCACCTGCAAAGCTCTTGACACCTCGCCCAACACCACTTCGTAACCGTATCCCTCGCAAGAAGGGCGTTGGTACTTCTCACCGTATCAAGCGCATCACCGGATACACAGGTACAGGTACAGGTGGACAAGGACAGATTTGGCCTGGTATCACCGAAACAACAACCACCGCTTTTGGTTCAATCAACTACGAGCGCGGTTCAAAGATCAGCTACACCTCAGATGACATCATCTTGCCTTACAACTCATACAGCCTCTCAGATAGCGTTTCTTTCGATGCTAACTTCTCAGGTCTTGGGTATCAGGATCTCCGTCAGCTCTCAAGCACATCTACTCTCTACGCAACAATGTTGATGGAAGAGCGCATGATGCTTATGGCTCGCGGAACTGCTTCA